TCTCAATAATCTTGAGCGCCTTGTCGATGCGGGTTATGAGTTGGCCGTTCTCCTTGGTTGGGTTGAGTTGATACAGACGTTCGGCATTGGCAAGCTCCGTTTGTGTGCGCTTGATGAGCTTGGCCTTTGCCTTGGTGTGTTGGGTCGCAGTTGTCGTGCGCTGAAAGGGTATCTTGCGCTTGGCCTTGGCCTTGTACGGCAGTGCGGTGAACGCCTCGGCGATGGCGTTCTTAATGTGTGCGGGTATCCAGTCCGTCCAGTGCTGTCCGTTGTTGGGGATGGGTGAGCCCTTGCCTGTGGCGTTGCGCTCCTTGGCCAACGTGGAGGGATGCAGTGTGAGCGTGGCGCTCGGCACAGTCAGCTTGGCGAGGAGCTTCTCCATCACCGTGATGTAGGCGTCGAACGCTTCCGTTCTTTGGGGAGAAACCTCCCCACCCTTGTATCGGATGCCAACTCTGGCGTTGTTCAACTCATAGCGCAAGGGTTGGATCAGTTCTTGCCATGCCTGTGTGCGGACGGTGCGGGTGATGCGCTCTCGTCGCTTGGTTTCTTTGAGCGTGGAAACTTCAGTGCGAATGACTTCAATAATCTTGGGGTGTAGCTTGCGCTTGTGTTTCAGGTGATCGTGTAGCTCGTTGGGTTTGAGCTTGACGTAGGCTTCGTACATGGCGTGTTCTCCAATAATGATGGGTGAGTTGAGAGTGTAGCAAAAACCGTGTAGTGTGTAAAGCTACTGGCCTCCAGATGCTACGCCTAGTAGACGAGACTTGGGCCAGCTAGAACCCGCATGGATACTAGGACGAGGGTACTTCTTGCCCACTTCATCTATTTTTTTTCCCCAGAAATTAAGTTCAGGAAAAAGTTTAAGTGGCCGAGCAAAAGAATATGTGCACCCCCTGAGAGACGCTCCTATATATATAAGTATTATTAAAAAGATATATATAAAGGACGAAAATTCTGGCAGGCCAGTATCCATGCGGGTTGCGGGGTGGCCCAAGTCTTGTCGACTTCGCTATAATCAATGTACAGCACTGGGCCACCTAAATAATCACTGTTAGCTTCAATAATCTTGAGAATGGGGAGGTTTCTCCCCGTTCTTTATTCAAAGAGGCTCGCTTGTTTGGGTTGCTTGTTCAGCCAGTTGAAGAAGGATGCGTCAGTGCTGAAGGTCATGCCTTTCTCGTTGAGTGCCTTGCGTTTGTATACGTAGACAACGTACTGACTGCCGCCGTTGGGGTAGTGGTATTCCATTTGGTAGTCGGTCACGCCAAGGGTGACGGTGCCGACTGACTTGATACGGTATTGGTTGAGGTTACGCATGATGATTCCTTTATTACGTTGGGTTGGTTATATAGAACGGTCAGACCAGAGAGATACCTTGGCTAAAGGGTACTTGCGGTGCGCGGCGATCAGTGCCCCCTTGCGGGTTTCGTAATACGCGCAGTCCCACGCGCCGTTTACTTCAATTGCCCACTTGAGTGAGCACGCGCATTGGTAGATTATTGCGGTCATGATGATTCCTTTCAGTGGTTGTGGTGGATGCGGGTGTAACGAGCCATTGCTTTGAGCATGACCTTCTGGGGGAGGTTGTAGTTGCGTGCCAACCCTTTGGCTACGAAGGGGAGTTCGTGCGCTTGTATGAGGCACAGGATGTTGTCCAGTTCATGAATGATGCGCTTGGCATCACGGGTGAGGGTGTCGGTATTTGTCATGAAAATCTCCTATGGGTTGGGGGGAGTGATAGCTTTTGACAATGATGAGAACACCGCAAAAGCTCCGCTCTCACGGTGTTATGCACGAAACGCATAACGGGGAGAAACCTCCCCAAGATTATTTTGCAACGGCGGCCAGAACTTTCTTGAGTTGTGCCGGAGTCAACTTGCCAAGCAACGCAATTGCCTGTGCCACGGGGTCAACCTCTTTCAAGCCTGACGATGCTTCAGGGCGTACCAAGTGGTAACGAAACTTTTGACCTGCCGCGTTGACAACCTTTTCATCATCCACGCTACGCTCAGTACGCTTCAAGGCCACAAGAGCCACTGCCGCATCATGCGTGATGCCTGTCGCACCACGCACAAAGTTGACCACGAACTCCTGACGCAATGCGCTACGGGTCACATCGTCAGCGTTGACGTACTGCTCATGCCACACGAGGGAGACCTTGAGGGTGATGTGATGATGCGTGCCCAAGTCGTGAGCGAATTGGGAGAGAGTGAGTTTGATTGATTTAGACATTTGATTTCCTTGGGTTGTTGGGGAGGTTTCTCCCCGCTTTGCTCAGAGCCAATCTCTAAGCTAACTCCATTGTGCACACACCCTGTTCTGATCGGGGTTGAGCCTACCCTTTTCGGGGTATTTTTGGCCTCATTCTCCCCCTGAAACGTCATCTTTTGACCCCCACCATACCCCCACAACCCCTTTTTGACGTACCCCCAGCCATCACACTACAACACTGTTTCTCACCCGCAAATCCATTTTTTCCAAAACAGGTTTTCAAAATCCCAACCCCAAACAAGCACCCCCCATAAATTTTATAAAAAATCCCAACAACTCTTGTCCAACGTTTAACATCATCCATAAAAAAATCCCCGGAGGTTACCCGCCGGGGATTAAAGGATTTTATACAATCCCAAGGAGAAGCGACAAGACCTTGCGGCGTCACTCACATGTAGTATATACTTTGTTCAACGAGGACACAAGCAGAACGCCACTGCCCACCTACGCAATGCTAGAACATCTGATTGACGGCGAGTTTGAACCAGCAGTGGAAACCCACCCTGCGGCTTTGCCGTTGCCTGTCGAGAAGGCTGACACCGCCCAAACGATCGACGCCCAAGTCAAGACAGCCGAGTGGCTCAAAGAGCTGGGGCTGGACGACGAGGAGATAGAAGCCAAGGCTGACGCCCAAGCAGCCCGTAAGTCTTTTGCCTCCATTGTCACGGGACAGACGGCCCCCAATACGCAGGTTGCCCTGTCTCAGATCAAGACGCCAGCCGCTGTCCAACACCTTGTGGGGATGCTCACTGCCTACGACTGGCAGTTTGTGGAGCAGGCCAGAGAACTTCGAGGCTACGCCGTAGCGCAGATTCTGGAAGAGACCAAGCACTCGGACGCACGCATCCGGCTCAAGGCGCTTGATATGTTGGGCAAGGTCACAGAAGTGGCGCTGTTCACGGACAGGATCGAGGTTAAGAAGGCGGACCTGACAGACGACGAGCTGGAGACGCGCATCAAAGACAAACTCAATCGGTTCATGCAAGTGGTGGATGTGGTTGACATCACGCCAACGGACTCCGCGAATGCAGCTTGATAAACTGACCACACTCTCCAAGGTAGAGCTCCAAGCCCTGCTGCGGGCACTGCCGTCAATGTCAACAAAAGACAAGATGGAGTTGTTTGAAGACTTGGAAATCCGAGAGCGACGCGCCAGCTTGCTGGCCGCAAAGACAAACATGCTGGGATTTGCCACGGCGGTGTACCCCGGGTTCAAGGTAGGGCCGCACCATAAAAAATTAGCACGCATCTTCACGGACGTGATTGAGGGGCGCAAGAAACGCGTCATCATCAACATCGCGCCGCGTATGGGCAAGTCAGAGTTTTCCAGCTACTTGTTCCCCGCTTACTTCCTTGGCAAGTACCCCGAGAAGAAGATCATCATGGGCACCCACACCGCTGGTTTGTCGGAAGACTTTGGCAGGCGCGTACGTAACCTGATCGAGATGGAGGAGTACCATGAGGTTTTTCCCAACACATTGGTTGCTGACGATCAGAAGGCCGCTGGTAAGTGGTCTACAAGTGCTGGCGGTCAGTATTACGCTGCTGGTGTCGGCGGCGCTCTTGCTGGTCGTGGTGCCGATCTGTTCGTTATTGATGATCCTCATTCCGAACAGGATGTTAAAGCGAACTCCCGTTTGGCTTTCGACACGGCGTGGTCATGGTTCCAGACCGGGCCGCTTCAGCGACTGATGCCGGGTGGGGCGATCATTGTTATCATGACCCGTTGGTCGCTGCTTGACTTGACCGGACGCCTGATTGATTACCAGACCAAGAACCCTGACGCAGTTCCATGGGAGATCGTAGAGCTCCCGGCCATCCTGAACGAGGACACGCCGGAAGAGAAGTCACTGTGGCCAGAGCAGTGGGCGCTTGAAGCATTGAAGTCCACCAAGGCCAGCATTGAGCCGAGGTATTGGAACGCGCAGTACATGCAGCAGCCCACATCCGAGTCCAGCGCGATCGTCTCGCGCAAGATGTGGAGAATGTGGCCAAGCGACGATCCGCCCACTTGCGACTACGTGATCCAGAGCTGGGACACGGCGTTTGAAGTAAAGAACAACTCCGACTACAGCGCGTGCACAACGTGGGGTGTG